AAGGTTTATATGGCAGCGGACACAAGGGGCTTAGTTGGTTATGAACGGCTGTCCGTACACAAACTCTTCACGTCCACGCACAAGCAGTGGGGAAAGTGGGCGATGGGAAGCGTGGGGCACATGCGGAATGCAGAGATTGCCGATGAGATGAACCTGCCGACGCTGGGATGGAAAGAAAGAAGGAACGCAACGCCACAGAAGGTTGTCCGATGCTATCTCGACGGGTTGCGAGACCAACTTGAGCAGCGCGGTTGTGTCGAGGGGAATGGCGCGATGGGAAACGATTTCCTGCTGGCGCTCGATGGGCACCTGTTCCAGGTCCTGGAGTTCTATGTACAGGACGTGCAGATTGCGGTCATCGGCTCGGGTAGCCCATACGCAGAAGGTGCATTGTACGCCCTGCTCAAATATAATCCAACGATGCCGCCCGAACAGATGGTTAGGTTCGCCGTAGAAACTGCTGCCAACTATAATGTTGCCATTGGTGGCGATATTGACGTGGTGACTATTTGAGGCTCGTTGAAATTACCGATCACCGCAACTGCGTCCCCTTCATCCCCCTGTGGGATATTCACTGGGAAGACAACCTGTGCGACAGGGACCGGTTCTACCGTACAGTGAAAGAGATCAGGCGGCGGGATGCTTGGACAGGGATAGGTGGAGACGCGCTCGCAATGAACTGGGACCACTCCGTTCGCTCTATGGCGGAGACGAGGGGCCAGCGTCTTGCCGTAGAGATTGACAATCTTTGCGACATCCTGGAGATTATCAAAGAGCTGATTGTTTTTGGCATCGACGGCAATCACGAAGAAGCGGGCGTGCGCGAGGGGAACCTGAGCCTGATTGAGGTGATTTGCAACAGGCTGGGCGTTCCTTATTGCGGCGATTCCGCCGTATTATCTTTTCACATCGGGACGAATGCCGGGCGAAAGGCGCGGTGCAACCCGATCGTCTACGCCACGCATGGCGTGGGCGGAGGGCAGACGGAAGGTGCGACGTTGAACACCGTGGCAAAATTAAAGAAGGAGTTCATTGGGGCAGATGCGTATATCTGCGGTCACACTCATTCTCCGGCTGAAGATGGGTCTGAGCCGTGGGAGTTGGTTCGCGCTCCACGGGGCGCAGAACGAGAATACCTAAGGCAGAAGAAGGTCCTGTCCATCAACGCGGGATCGTTCCAGTTGAACCGAAGACCAGAGCCTCTGACCGATATGGAGAAGGAGAAGAACTGGCACCCGCTGCTTGTCGGCGGGTTCGCATCGAAGAAGGGGATGGTGCCGCAGAGCACGGGTGCACCGCTCATCATTCTCCGCTCGACAGAGAAGGGGTTCGCGATCACCCGGCCAACGGACCAGGTGGCGTGACGCAGTAGTAAGATAATTCTTTACCCCTGGTTCCCGCCGTTCACCATTTTGCCTTAGCGGGCCAAGCTGAAGGCGCCACACGACAGGGCGCTCGGCCAGGTCAAGGCAACGGGGTCTGCCAGCCCCGACCTCCTGCGCATTTCTTCCAAAGCAAGGATCGGGCGCACCAAGTTAGGCAGAACGAACGGCCCGAAATGCTGGGGTTCAAGTTCCCTGCAATGCGCAGTGTTTGTTTGAGACTCATGTGCCATGTGCACAAAGAGATCCAGAGCCGTCGCCACGTTGGGGCGGCTCTCGCATGTAGCCTACCCCGCTGTCAAGTCGTTGCACCAATACTACTCCACTTGGCTCTAGGTGGAGTGGATTTGTTCCAGGTTTGGGCATAAACCTTAGGATTAATGGAGCAGAACGGCACTATCGAACTGAATTATTCTACTGGCATAGCGCGAATCGTGTTACACCATTCGTGGCAAGGCGGAAGGGTTAACTCCGTTAAGGGTTCCGCCTTATTATTGTAAAATGCCCTTTTCCAATAATAGCAAAATTGTTATTAGCGGTTGGGATAGATACGGACTTAAGTATGAAAGCCAGATGGCAAATTATACCTTCTGTGCATTATCTGCACATTGCTCCTGCAGATGCATACCTTGCAACAACTTGTGGGCAGATGTACACAGCATGAGTTATAACTGCCTTTCTTGCACGCTTTTGACAACCATCAATGTGTTTGTGGCAACTTTCTGGCAAGCGGTTACGGATTGTAACCAGCTCAACCCTTAAGAAATCCTTAAGGGTTGGTCACCAAAAGTGTGGTCAAGCGCAGAAACACGTCCGTAAAAGTGTCTGAGGCTTATTCCGTTCCCCATTCCTATGCCAAAATGGTCACACCTCCATGTCAAATTGTTATCAGTTTTGTATGCTTTCGTACTTCCGCGTCAAACTTGGTCCCGACTTAGGCCCAAGATTGGGGACCAAGAAGCCCATGAGCTATTTCCAAAATGGAAACACCTCGATTTAAGACCCGTAGCGCGTATCTCATTTATCAAGTGATACGATTGCACGTCTCTTGACAGTTCTTCAATCCCGGTTATCCTATGGCGGGCAAAAGAACCACACTGGGCGTACCACGGCGAAAGCGAAACTTCTTGAAGGAGGCACTTCGTGACGTAGCAAAATGGGCTTTTCACAAATTCATCTCTTGACGAATTCTCCTGATGGGATATTCTCCTGTCAGGAGATTCTTCACATCTGGAGGTGACGAATGGAAGAAGAGAGAACGATCTTGTGTGTAGCGAACCAGAAGGGCGGGGCAGGCAAGACCACGATCGCCTACCACCTCGCGCGATTAGCAGCGCAAGCGGGGCGAAGTGTGCTGGTCGTGGACGTCGACCCGCAGGGAAGCATGACAGAGCTGTTCACTGAGGACGAAATCCAAACGGAGAATCACACACGTTTGATCTTTGATGAACGGAGTCCCGTGCCGCTGACCGTTGTGGATGGAATCAGACTGATAGGAAGCGACATAGCCCTCGGCGCTTATGAAAAAAGGGCAAGCTGGCATGACATTGGTCTCCTTCGTCTTTATCTGAACGACAGACCGGAAAAGCTGATTATCATCGACTGCCCGCCCAATCTTGGCCTCATGACCAGCAGTGCGCTGTTCTGCGCCACGAGGCTCCTAGTCCCCGTGACGATGGGCAGGGGTTCTGTCAAAGGACTGAAGGACCTCTTTACCACGGCCAAAGACTTGAGGGATATGGGAAAAGATGTGCAGGTCGAACCTTTGGGGATTGTGCTGAATTTAATGGCAGAAGGACAGATAAGGGCGCGAGAGGCGCGAGACCTGCTGTGGCAAGGCCATGCAGGACTGATGTTCAAGACGGTGATCCCGCAGGCAGCCGCCGTCGAGCAAGCGATGAACCATAAAAAAGCCGTCTGGGAGATCGAGCCGAAGGGGAAAGCTGCCCTGGCTTTTCGTGACCTCTATGCGGAGATCGCAGGGAGGCTGCTATGGGTATAGAGCGCAAGGCGACGTACGTTACGAAGCTGGGGGTGAGGAAAATCAAGGCGGGATTTCTCTGGCACGAAGAAACTCTGCTCAGAGTCAAGTATGCTGCGATCGCCGCCCACCTGTCGGAAAGTGGATGGACGGAGGCCGTCGTGCTGGCGGCGCTGGATAAGCCGCAGACGGAGAAGAAGAAGGACCCGTTCGATCTGACATAGCGAGGCTGGAAATGCAAAAAGCCCCGACACCCTGGCGCGAAGCCAAGATGTCGGGGCTGGTTTATTTATGCCTATCGGGGCATATGCCACAGGTGGGACCATACATATTTTGCTGCCACCAATGCTTGAACGACCTTTTCTGGATAGGGATAGGTTCTGCAAACATCTTGTCTCCATTAATGGGGTAACAACAAGCATCTTGCATCAGCTTGAAAAGACGGGCATGCTCTCGCTCTACACCTTCTTCTCGGGCAGCAGCGATAAGGAGATCAATAAGCTCATCCATTTTTGCATAATCGGCACCAAATACCTTATTCCACAAACAGCCCCGTAGTTCTTCAACCTTTGTCATTTGCCACCTCCATTAAACACAAAGCCCCACGTTGGGCAACGCGGGGCGGAAGCATGGTAGTGTGCGCGGATCGTCCGCGCTCCACTGGGCACTTCTGATAATACGAGAAAACGAAAAGATGTCAAGAGGAAAAGTGAAGCCACGTTCATGCTGCCGCCTCAAACAGTGGCCCCACCATGTCTGCTATCCTGCGCTCTGCCATCTTGACATACTCCGGGTTCAATTCGCAACCGAGATAGTGCCGATGGAACCTAACACATTCAATAGCCACGGTACCGCTTCCCATGAAAGGGTCCAGGATGGTGTCTCCGATCTTGCTTCCTGCCAGGATCATCGGCTCTATCAGTTTTGGCGGGAAGGTGGCAAAGTGAGCCTCAGCACAAGGCTGGGTGGCAACCGTCCAGACATCGCGCTTGTTGCGAGAAATCCCGTCGCCGCGGACAATCTGGCATCGGTCTCCGTCATTTCGGCTCGCATCGTTCTTCGGACCACACGGCTTCCCCGGTCCCATAGCTTTCTCTGCTATCGCTTCCGCATCGTAGTAGTACCGTTCGCTTTTCGTCAGCATGAAGATGTCCTCATGGGACTTGGTACACCGGTCGGTTACCGATTCCGGCATGGGGTTGGGCTTGTTCCAGATAATATCTGAACGGAGATACCAGCCGTCTGCTCTCAGGGCAAAAGCCACCATCCACGGGATACCAACAAGGTCTTTTGGCTTCAAGCCGGGATAGTCAAACTTGTGCAAATGGAGCTTTCCCGGATATGCCGCTTCGGGTTTGCCGCCTTTAGTTAGTGTGGATTTACTGCCGTCACCGCCTTGTTGTTGGCTTCCTGCATACGAGTCTCCCAAATTGAGCCACAGCACTCCATCGTTTCTCAGCACGCGCTTGACCTCTCGGAACACTTCTACAAGGTCGGCAACGTAGGCGTCGGGGGTCGGTTCAAGACCGATCTGAGAGTCAATACGACGAGCGCCACACTTACCACAAACATCTCGGAATAGGGTGGCAAGAAACTTGCCATCACCGCCCTGAAACGTACCAATCGGTCTTTCGCTTTGTGGCTTGTCAATCCAGCCGATGTGGTCACAATTCGGGTCGCCACCTTCCCATGTTGCCGTGCCATAATCTCTAAGCCCCCAGTAGGGGGGGGAAGTTATCACGCACTGAACAGAACCATCCTCGAGCTGCTTCAAGCAAGAACGGACATCGCCTTGCAAGATAGTGTCAGTCACGCTGCCATTTCCATGTCCTGATAACAGTTCTGTTGCTCCGTACACCACTGGCATTGTTTGCAATAGCAATGAGGGAAGGCTTGCAGGACGCTCATGCCTCCGATCTGAACGAGACTGAGTTGTTGTTCTATCTCCTGCCCCACCGTCGACGCCCATTCCACAGCTTTCTTTACATCCTTTCTCGTGAACGTTCGTGCCTCGTCCTGCTGATATTTCGTGAAGTACAGATGGCCGCTCACGATGTCAACATGAGCAGATTCCATGACAGCCCAGGCGTAGAGAGCAACCTGCTTGTCTGGACGGTAGGGCTTGCCCGTCTTCCAGTCCCAGACGTAACCGATGTCCCCTTCCTTGTACCACAGATCAACTTTCATAACGATAGGCCAGTCGCACCCGGGCAGAACCATCTTCAGCCGGTCCTCGGCGTGGCGGTCCTCGCCGTTGCACTGATCGGGAACGGAGTTTGTAGACAGGAACACCTGCTCTTCGTCCACGGGCAAAGCGGCATGTTCTGCAGCAACCCTGACGCTCATCGCAATGGGGACATCCTTGAATACTCCTTCAATTGCAGAATGAACCGCTATGCCGAAATTGGAAGCGGCGTTCGGCTTCTCCTGCACTCGTAAAACTTGCTTGACGTACCACGCTTGAGGGCACTGACTGTACAGATCAAGAGAAGAGTAAGAATGATTAAGGCTCATGCCGCCGCCTTCAGTTCTGATTCCACTGTGTCGCGGTAGAAACGACGGGCGTTCGTGTAATAGCCGGCGTTATCTGGCTGATTATCACCCTCATCCTTCTCATTCAACATCATCTCCAGACCGTTCCGCGTGACGTTGATGACGTACTCCACATCGATGGGCATCCACGTGGCACCATAGAAATAGCGTTCGCCGTCGTTGTACAGACGGTTTTCTGACTCATGACGATAAGTGACGGGGATCATGCCGCCATCCCCTCCATTCCTGCCGCGACCTGCAATCCAAGCACCGCCATCTGCCACTCGCCTTGACTGCGAAAGATACCAACGGCGGCACCGGCCCTGTTCAGATCGTCCAAGCATTTCTGTTGAATCATCGTTACTGACGTTCCCGCTGGCTTTGGACGCTTGAACTCGCCGGCAAGGAATTGACCGTTGATGCACGCGATGACGTCAGGAATGCCAGCCTTGCCGTACATTCCTCCGTGCGTCTTGAATGCCCAGCAGCATGGCTGTTGGTTCGTCCACTTGACGGCATTACTAACAATCGTGGATTCAAGGGGGATCGACTTCATGGCTTCTCCCTTTTCCCGATCATCACAACACCGCCATAAGGATAGCTTTTCACACACTCATCGTCGCGGAGAATATCCCATACGCCACTACCCCTATCTTGCAAACCCTCGAGAACATTGTCGATGAGGGTACATGAATAACCGGTATTATCGGCGTCTTCTCTGTTGAACGGACACTCACCACAGTACCTCCCAGCAGAGATGTCATTCGGAGTCAAAGGCTTCATCTTCCCTTCCTCAACGCCACATACTGCATCACGACGCCGATGATCACGGCAATCATAAAACCAATGAAAACGCCGCAGATGAAGTTCGCCCAGAGAGCGGTCATGCTGCCCTCTGGGGAATGACCACATTGTCGTCAACGGAGGAAAGCAAAGACTCTATCTCGCTCTTCTTCTTCGCTCTCCACTTCGAGTGCAAACCCCTCCGGTACGCCAAAGCCTTCTCGTTGTTGACCGTCTCAATCAATTCACTGCGCGTCAATATTACCCATTGCCCAAGTTTTATCATGCTTCCTCCTTTGTTTATACGTCAGTCCATGTCTCCACATATTGCGACGTCGCCGGCGCGACTAGCACTAGCGACTCTTTCGCGCGGGTCATGGCCACATAAAATAGTCTAATTATCGCGTCACGCTCCGGCCCATACTGGCTCCATTGGCTCATTGAAGATAAAGAGAGATCGGGCAAAACGTATACCACCGAAGATTCTCCCCCTTTAACCGAATGCACTGTTCCAATAGTGATCTGTGGCGGCTTCTGTAGCAGTTCCAGCCCGCCCCTTCTATACACATCTAAAACGAATTCCATCCCCCTTGCCTTTGACGGGAGCAAGTGGTTTTCGAGCCATTGAAGGTTTTTGTCTAGAACTCCGCCAAACGCTTCGTCGAACGCACCCTCTTCAAACAGCCCCACGACCTCAGTGTCCGTCAGTGGGCGTTCTTCATCCACAGCACGTTTCAGCATGGTCTTTGCCCCGGGGTTTAACGTGCCCTTGCTCTTGACGATATCAAAAAACTGTTCAGCCTCCACGGGTGACCACGGCCTCCCTGCTGTCATGGGTGATAAGTACGAAAGAAGCCTGTCTTTTGCTCCCACAGTCCCCCCTCTTCCTGCAAGGGGATTCCAGTCGGCGCGGGCTTTGCGGTAAGGATTGTGAAACGGCATGCCCCTTTTTCTCAGAACAGCTTTCAACGGGTCAAGCATGTAGCCGCAGGTCCCAAGGAACATCACGCTCTTACCTTGTCCCAGGTACTGTTCCGCGTCGTCTAACAGCGATTCAGCGTTCTTGTAATTCCCTTGCGGCATGAACCTGCACTCACCTTGGACTGTTGCGCCTTCGGCGTCCTTGCGTGCCACGTACTCCTTTTTCTGCCTTCCCGCCACTTGTTCAATCCACCTGTTCGCTACAACGCGCACCGTCTCTGGCACGCGGTAAGACTGCCGCAGTACACGCAGGTTATCTGCCGGTATCTCCACGCCAAGCAGGGCTTCGGGCGACGCACCACGGAACGAGTACACGCATTGGTCGTCGTCAAGGGCAAGGATGGAGTAGTCGGTCTTCTCTTCCCACTTTCGCAGCAGGAGAAGTTCAGACGCAGAGCTGTCCTGCGCCTCGTCGACGATAAGGATTTGCGGATTGCCGGGGCACTGTTCCAAGTCTCTTAATCCAAGATCAATCAGCCCCTGAAAGTCAACGAACCCGCTGTTCCCTGCCCAGAACTCCCACTTGCAGGCGAAGCCCTCGATCTGTGGCGACCAGAGAGCACGGTCGACGCCCCGCGCCCGCAGGAGCATGTATTCGCCGAAAAGTTTATCAGATTCAGTTCCAGTTCCGCTGTCGTCGCCGGTCAGCGGGTCGTCCACTTGCGTAGTACCGCTTGACTGCAATCTGTACTCCGGTGCAAAGTCATTCCAGTCGTCGATCTTCGTTTCTGCAATAGTGGGCCGGTTCAAGGCCCGATAACAAAGAGCGTGAAGCGTTCCAACGCGACTGTCATCGATGGGGAGATCACGGCTGACCAGCTCCGTGGCGGCGGCCTTGCTGAAGCTACAAACAACAATGGACTCGCTGCCGTGGTGCTCTACGAGAGATTGAATATTGTGTTGAAGCGCGGTCGTTTTTCCCGTCCCTGGTGGGCCAAAGAGACGATGTTCACGGGTGTTCATGCAGCTTCCTGCATAGTAAATAGCGGCCCAGTCATATCGGCTATCCGCTTTCTGGCGATCTCTGCATACTTCGCATCAATCTCTATCCCGATGAAGTCTCGATGTTCTAATACACATGCAATGCCTGTCGTGCCAGAACCCATGAAGGGGTCAAGCACAACGCCACCTGTCGGGGTGCGGGTCAACTTGCACAAGTAACGCATGAGGGAGACGGGCTTGACGGTAGGGTGGAAGTTCTGCTTCCATGCTGTCGGTTCTTTTGGATTATGTTCACGACCGCCTATCCCGTCCCCCATTGTTGCAAGAAACTGTTTCGGTTCGTCATCCAGCCCCGCATTCCGCTCACTCGATGAAGCCTTCGACGTATAAAAGAAACGGGAAGCACCGCCGGAATCACCAAAATGAACGCCACTTTTGATGTTGCGTCCCTTGAATCGTACTGGGTTATCGTTTCCACTTTCTTGCCAGTTGCGGTCGCTGGCCACGCTTTGACTTTCCCCGCTCTGTTGGTCTAGGAGCCGTGCCGCCTCTTCATCAAGCAACAGATTGGCGGGCCAACGACCGAAATCGCGGGAGGTTGTCTCCGTTCCGCTTACGAACCCCTTAATAAACCCAGTTCTATCTGCCCTTGGTTTGCTTACGTGCAATTCCGTACTTGTTCCTATCCTTCCCCCATCAATGTTCAATCCTGCCACGCCCCACTTCTGCGCGTTTTCGGCATAAGTTCCCTCGAGGGGCTTCATGGCAACGATGATTGGAGAGTATTCAGGTGTAAGATTCAGTCCTTCCTCTTCCTGCTGTGAGATGAGCGCCCTTGCAGTAGCAGTCTCGGCAGCAAAACGCTGCGGGGTGCTGTTTAACTTGGCTACGACGGCGCTCAAATACCTTGCCGCAGGTAAGGCACTTTGCCACGATCCAGGTTGCGTTATCGCGGTCCTTATGATGGAGTTTGGTGTGAGCGCCGACAGACAGGAGTTCAAGGTTTTCAAGTCGATTGTCTGACTTGATTCCGTTTCTGTGGTGGACATCTTCCCATCGGCCAAGGCGTCGGCCAAGGTGCTGCTCCATGATGTGACGGTGTTCAAGCATGAAGTCATCACCGACGCGAACTGCAACGTATCCATCTGACCGCACAAACCTTCCTGTATACTGCGCTTTTCGTCGGCATTCCATTGAGCAAAAGCGCACACCGCGTCGTAGTCTGGACGGTTTGACTTGAAAAGCTTTTCCGCAGTATTCACATCTAAGAGTGACCATAGTTGCGCCTCCAAGTGGTATAGGTTCTCTAGTATTATACCACATTCCGTTGGTGTGTCAAGGGGTTTCTGTGCCACAATGATGTCCTCGTGTGCTGGTTTCAGGGCAGTACCCCAACCTTGCCAGAGATGAGCGGCGGGGGTGGAAGGAAGATCATAACGGGGACGGCTTTCGCTTGATCCCGTATCCCAATCATCCCCGTAACCATCACGTTGAATAATTCCGGGTTTTGTCAACATCCGTTCTGCCCCTGCCGCCTTGTCAATCGCCTTGCTGATGTCCAATGATTTCGGGAATCCGCTTCCATAGAGCCAGCACATCGTATCCCGCAGTTCCCAACCTGCATCTTCAATAGCACAAGTCAAGCGGTGATAGGTACGAGTGCCGCCAAAGGCCATCAAGATTGCCCCAGGCTTGGCAACACGAAGGGCGGCTTGCCAGAACTCAATGCCGGGAACGCCGTGATCCCATGACTTGCCCATAAAATCTAGGCCATAGGGCGGGTCAGTAATCACGCTATCAACCGAGTTTTCTGGCAGCGTCGGCATGACAGCAAGGCAATCACCGGTCAAGATGGTGTTTATTTCTTCTCCTTCGAGCCATCGGCATTGGCAATCGTCCCCCGTATTCTCTCCTTTTCCTCTGCTGCACCTTCTGTACGGCCTCGCTCGTACTCCTTCTCGGCAGTTTCAACGATGGTATTTAGCAAGTCAGTTCCACTACTGATGTCATCTCCCTCAATGTAGTAACCCAGTTTATTCGCGAGTTCCCGAATGGTCATGATTTCTCCTTTGAAGTTGCCTCTCTCGCTTCCCTTTTCCATTTCTCTGGCCACATCTGGCGAAAGGGAAGTAGTTCACCGCAGCGCCAATTAGTATGATATTGATGAACAACCCCCTCTTCATCTTTTTCAATCACAATGTGGTCATTGCTTGTCATTGTCTGCCTCCTTTGTCATGCCCTCGCCATAAGGCGGGTCAGTGATGATAGAGTCCACGCTGTTTTCGGGAAGGGTGGGCATGACCTGCAAACAATCGCCAGTGTAAATCATCTGTTCACCTTCGGCCTGTACAGCACCTGAACTTTGACGTTGCGTCTGCGGCCCCAGTGGATTGCCTCATATTCCGACCACATAAACACATCAAGCTTGTTGCCCTTAATGGAGCCGCCCGTATCAACGACCTGGCATGGCCTCCCCCCGTTATACCCCGGCACAGTAACTATGCTACCGAGGGGGAGTACGGACCAATCGGACGCGATACCTCCGACGTACACATGCTTTCCTGAGGCGGTTCTGTGCGGATTGGCATCCGTTTCGGCTACGGATGGACTGTAGGCCGATATTTCACAGTAAATTGTTGCCACGAACACAGAACGGCGTGTAGTGACCACATCCAAGCGTAGTGCCGGAGGTGCCAGGCGGCGGGCAACCCGGAAGTTAGTAACGTCTCCGGCTGTTGCCTGACGCGGGGCCATGAGGATGACCAGCAGGGCAATCACGAGGGAAGCGACGACAGCAATAACCAACGTCACGAACATGACATGCGAGAGATCCTGCCAGGCATAATAATCGGAACAATGCTTGCGAGCCTTCCCCCACTTCATTTCTTTACCTTCTCTTTCTTTTCGCATTTCATCGGCATCACGGGAGTCGGCACATTCTTTGCTGTGGCACAGCAGACGCGGACACCGTTCAGGACGAGGTAAAATCGACATTCCCAGCACGCGGCGTTATTCTTTCCTTGCGCCCTCATGCCGCTTCCCTTTCTGTCTCACGGATTTCAAACTCCTGCCACTCCCGTGCGCCATCATCACCGATGTCGAACGAGTAGCACCGTTTTTCACATTGAATGATTACCGTTATGCGTTGCGTCCACGACGTGCGCTGCTCGTGGATGCGCGGCACGCAGATGTGGATTCCTTTACTGCGGCAGAACTGCCAGCGTTCAAGGAGATATTGCCACATGAGGCGCTGGTCGGCGCCTATTTTTGCGCGGACAACAATACTGTTCTCCATTTTTTTAATAAGGGCAAACCCGATAGGAAGCGGCGCGTTCCACAACCAGTCGACCTGGAACGGCGGGCGGCGGAGGGGAGACAAATTCGCCCTTCTGCAATTCAACGGGTCTCCGTCTTTGAACAATCGCCACGTTCTTGCTGGCGAGTCCAGCAGCAGATGTGCCAAGCCAAGCACTTCGTGATCTTTTGTACGTGATAAATAGACTCCACGAGGCAAATCCCCTGGAGCGTCATATTGCCAGTATTTGTCCGTCGCTGCGTCCATTTTTTGAATATCTGCGGTATCAACTGCGACGGTAACGGGATCAGAAGAATCGTCGTATCTGTTCAGAAGCGCCACATATGCGGCGTCTCCACGTATTGTGAATTCATTGAGCACCCTGCCTCCTCCGGGAGAGTCCCGGAACGGGGGCAAGATGGCGTTACCTTGAAAATCAATACGGACTGCCCAGTCCATTGACATATCTCACCCCCATGCTTCCTGACGACTACAGTTTGCTGGTCATGTGGAACAGACGTGCGTTAGGCCGCTTCGGCGACCTCTTCTTTGGCTTTTTTCACCACTTCTTCAACGGCGGCCGCTGCAGCGAGTTTGAGAAGCAGGCTAGCCGTGCTGAGCCATCGCTCCTTAAGGGGTTCATCGAGGACGCGGAACAATTGATCGGCAACCTCATTCTGAACATAGTCGAAATGAACGAGATCAGAGGCATCATCAAACTCCAGTTCTTCGCCGTCATCTGTCACAAGAATCGTTAAAATATAGGTCCAATGACCATGATCGTTGTCTACGTGATGCTCTCTCCGTGCCTTAGTGATGACAATGTTGGTGCCGTCCACACACTGAAGCGTGACGGGCGTCAAATCAATGCTCTCCATGTTGTACCTCCTCCCATGCACCATTTACATGGCACACGGTTGTCACATCCTGCTTGCCGCTGACAACCCATACGCCAGAGAGCTTCAACAGTCCAGCCTTCAATAACTTCGCACTTTCGTACTGAAAATACTCCGTCTCGCCACTGATACGGCGGACGGGGATCGAGGACTCCACAGCTAAGACTCCCAGGTAACGCGAGCAACAACATCGCACGCCATCAGTGCAAACTCTTTGGCTTCAGCAAAAGATGCGAAACAATCTCTGCGTGAAATACTAGACAAGACTACCCACCCCTCATGTTTCGTGGGGACGGGAATGAGGTCTTTGCCAGTTGTGGCGTGATTATAGCTTAATATTCCCTCCGCCGTCCACGTTTCTGGATGGGCATCTCCAATAACGATGCCAACGATTGGATAGTCTAGACCAGAATCCACGCACAGAATCCTCACCGCCCGCCCGTCGCGAGTTTGGTACCGCTTACCCATCTCTATCATTCCATGCCTCCTTTATCCGTTCCCCGGTACAAGTTCCGGGGGAACGCACCACACGTGGCGGCCGACCGACTTGCCGGATGCCTTCATAATGAAGTGCATCTGCTTCGTCGTGCAGCCAGCGTTCGTGAGAAACTGCGCTAGGTCCTGTAATTTAATGTCCTGATGACGCGTGTAGTAAATCCACTGCTTCAGCGACTCAAGGGCAAGGAATACCCGACCCTCTTTGTTGATAAATGGCATCCCAAGCGTCGCTGCGTCATTCGGGTCCTCGCCGATCTTGGTTGCCAGAAGGTATTCATTGATCAAGGACTTGGTGCTGTCCTCGAACCGTCCGTCCACAATGCCTTCTGCCACTTCAGCGCTGTTGACAATCAACTGGGCAATTTTCTCCCAGTCGGGCCTTTTGAAATCAGGGAGAAGTGCTCCAATCGCCGCCATCACCTTATTCTTGAACTTCCTTTCTTCCATAATAACGTCCACGGTACCAAGGCGAAACCGCCGCGAGCCACCTACTTCCATCCAGAACATCGGGTCGGGGTCCACATCGTACTTGACAATGCGGTCCACGTGAACGCCGAGAACGGTGGAAAGGCTGTCCAATACTCGCGCCCGCGCTTCTTCGGGCGACAGATTGAGAGCTTCCTGCGACTCCGGGGTACTCTTGGATTGATTAATCAGCTCCTCAATACTATCTGCTTTCTTCGTTTCTCTGCGCGCGCTGCTGATTGTGTTCGCATAATAGTCCTGCCGCAGCTTTAAGTCTTGACCAGAGCCGCGACGCGACATGATGATGAGGTCGGCGATTTGCTGGTCATCGAGGTTGCCGATCACACCGTACATCGCAAGGCTTGCATCATAGGCTGATGCCGACTGGTCGCCGCCAGACAGCGGCTTTGTTCTCTGAAATGAATCCGTGAACTTCGCCTTGAACCGCAGTTGCAAAGCATTGAACACATCCCCGTTGAGTACCTGATTTTCGGTCAGCTTCAATGCTCCGATGCTACCCGCCTTCGTCGCCGTTGTGCGAGTCTCGGCGTGAACGTCGGCGGGGATCATTTTCGATAAGTCAAGCCAGTCGTACTGCTTTCCATTGTTCTCAATGAGGGTGACTGGCAGTACGTCGGCTTTGTCTTTGCGATTTATCGTACCGGGAATGCGGAGAATCCGCGCCAAATCCCACGTCATATCGAGTGTCCAACCATGTGCCTGCATTCCACGCAAGAGCCACCGCTGCCAACGCTCTGCGAGTTCCGATGCAGCTGCGTTGCCGGTAGGGCGGGCCATCAGAAACCGCTCGCGGAAAAGCCAGTAAACGTGAATACCGTGGCCCGTACTGACGACCAGCGACGGCTTGGGGTACGGCGAAAGGGCCGCAAGTGCTTCTTCAATGCTCCCGGGGTAATTTTCTTTCTTGTGCCCAGTTGCGCCGACGTCGATGTCTGCCCACAGGCAGCCCATTGAAGCGACGTTTGCCGCATCACAACGGCGGGCAGCCCCCATGTCGGCGGGCGACGTGCACATGCCGGCGTAGATGTCCTTGTCCTCATACTGCGGCAACGCAAGTGCGGTGCAAGCGGCATCCACATCGGAAAACCACGCAGAACGACGGTCGGGGAGCGTCCAAATGAGCAAGTGCTCCCCTGCGCCGGCATTACCAAACAGCGAGTCCAGATATGGGCGCGCTTGTGCCAAGTCTACTGCCATCTCGCCTCCTCAATACGGCGAGACTTGTTTCCTCGCCGTAGCCTCATTGTTTGAAAAGGCTAGGCGGCTTGTTCTAGTGCTTCGTCATCCGCCGGGGCGTACGATGCAGAACGCAGAACCGGCACGATGTTTGCCGCATACTCTGCGACGAACTTCTGCTCGTCTACCGTTAAAGTACGAACAGCCGATGGAATGATGCGAGCGTAGGGCGCTGGTCCTCCGGTCACTTTCTCCAGAACAATGCGCGTCACCACGCCGCTCACGAGTTGCTGCGTGTTGATGAGGGAAATCATGTACTTGTGCCACGGGGCAATGCTGGACGGGGAGAGCTGAAGGAGGAAAGGGAGGATGGACGACTGCGTGAGCATGTATACGCGCTGCCCGGCCTTGCACGCCTGACCCTTCTTGCCTGCGCCCGCCGATCCATACTTGCTGTTCGGGCAATCGTCGCATACGCCGCCGAGCGGCCCCGCACCGAGAGCGGGGATACCAACCTTGCCCATCTCTGCCACACAGAGCGGCGGGTCGTTGGAGATCGTGCCGTTTTCTGATTGAGTAAACAAGGCGCGCGTCGCGTGCTGATAGATCACGATACCTTCAATCTCTTTCATCGGCGCGTCATCGGGCGGAACCAGCCACGTTGTGCTGCCGCCTGTGGGGATTTTGACTTTTGGAATGTCTTTTACCTGGAGCAACTCGCCGCCGAGGTTCCCCGCGATGAGGTCCTTAATGCTTTCGTTTCCGACCTTACTGATAGCATAATCCGTCAATGCCACAATCTCTGTGCCCTTGCCCTTATCTACCATACTCCACCTCCGTAAAAATTACGAAGAAAGGACTCTGCCTTTCCTCACTTCTTCATCAATGGCGAAGCCTCTCGCCATGCTTCAACCTTCTTATCGAAATCAGGGATCATCGTGCGAAGCTGGACAAGAAACTGTCCGCTGACACGTGCCCCACCGAGCCACGAGTTCACGCTTGTCCGCGTGACGTTCAGGAGGGCAGCAAGGTCGGAACGCGAGATACCCCGCTCGTCAAGATAGATAGCGATGGGGTGCTGTGCCCTCCACGTTGCTACTTGTTTGCTGAAATTGTCAATCATGTTTCCTCCTTTCCCCTTCTTCACTTGACAGTATACACCTTTTTACTGTGCGTCAAGTGGGGTTCTTCACGCCGCCTTCGATTCCTCTGCCGTCTCCATGATGGCGCAATGATGATTGTAGTCGGCAATGTCAAGATTCATGGCATACATGCGATTAATTGCAGCATCCACCAAATGTTCGTGCAGCAATACGTCCCGCGTATTGTATAATTCTCTCGTCCACTTCACGATAGCGCACCTATACTCGTTGAACTCCAAATGAATGTTGAGATACCCACCCATCTTTCGAAGGAGCAGCCCCAATTGAATCGCCGACGTCGCGTCGACCGTGCCGATGTCTACAACCGCTTCACAGTGCTCACCTTGCCACGTAATGACGGTTTTACAGTCTGAAGATGGTGCAAATTGAATCATACGTCACCCCCCTTAAGATTTTACGCCGCCCTTGCTAGTTGAATGTTCGCAAAGGTGTTCAGCCGGCTATAAACCTGCCTCGAAGAAATGTCGAGAGTCAATGCAATCTGCGCAGCATTCATTCCTTGTCTCCACAAATTTACCGTAGCAAAACAGCGTTCGGCATAATGATCTGCTTTCGTCCGCATCCGTTTTTCTATAGCCGCATTCCATTTCAATGACGTTTCTCTTGTTAATCCAGCATTCCAGATCGGGCGATCTGGAGAGTGAATCTGATTGTGTTCAGCATAGGTTACAAGAGCTAGATTTCCCAAATGATTATCCTTTTTGTCGCCGTTGATGTGATGAATGCAAAAACCCTCCGGAATGGGGCCATGCACTTGTTCCCAGATGTATCGATGCAGTTCCAAGTTGTGTCCATTTCGCTCTATTCTAGAGTATCTTTCCGTACCAGTCGTTGTAACAAACTTCCCGTTACTGTCTCTGTTTAGCATCTTCGAGCGCTTGTTTCTCGTCAAAGTTCACGCGATCCGCCCACTCAGCTTTCTTCCCCTTATTCCACTGAGCAATGGGTCGAAGGTATCCAACAATTCTAGAGAACACTTCACACTGGGTGCGTTTCTCGGCTGGAATGATGGTGCCGTTGTCCAGGAGAAGATCCCCGTTATCAAGTTCCTTCATCCCGCCACCTCCAAGACGAGCGCAGCAAGAGCGGAAACATGCGTAGGATACTGCCCCACTCCCTCGTGATAATTCAAGACATCGTCGTCAATGTCTACATCCATTCCAAACCCCTCCCTGCGAAAACTTGAAATAGTAGCATCGGGATATTTAGTTCTCAGCCATTCTTCCAGTTCGCCAGCCATGGGTGCGGCACAGAGCATATCGCTACTCATCGCGTCTACAACCCACACCGCGACACTAACTGCCCCAACCTCTCGCGTGGGATACCAAGCAAGCGCGGTAAATTGGGGGAACCCTGCTGCCTTCAACTGCTGGCAGAGGTCAAGAGAGGGGACAAGTTCAGTGAGGGTCATGGTTTCACCTTCCGATATAAAATGACGATGGCGCACCACAATACGATGTTGGTAATAAGTTGTGAGGCCATGAATAGCAAGACACCCCACGGCACATTCTCGCTCATTTCTCGCTCTCCTTTGTGGGCGCGAGGACGGGAAGTTTCCATCGGGGATTGACAGAATAGTGATAACTGGGGCAAGCAATAACGCTATCACCACTTTCTGATGCAAACATCGGATCGTTGCTTTCTTCAGCAAATGTCGGATTAGATGCACAAGTAGCAAAATCGTTGGTACAGTAACGGCACAGATGGTTGCCTTGTTCAGTTCTTGCCATTGTCGTTCTCCTTTGTGGGCGCGAGGACGGCATCTAGAACAACATAATATGACCCACCCTCTACCGTTGGGTCGCCATGATAGTGTTCTGAGCCCGCCCTTATCTCCACTTTTAACTGTTCTTCCCCTTCTCTCACGCCCTCGGAGCGGGCGGCAGAGATAAGGGAGTCAAGATGCTTCTTGATTGTCTCATTAAGGGCGATGTCGGTTGTTGAACACAGTGCCAGCAGTTCATTTTTTCTCCATACAACTTCCGTCTCAACCTTAGTCATGCTTGGCCTCCATGTCTCTCAAAACCATCTCCACGACGTTCTTCTTCTGCTCCAGTGCAGCATAGACCTTCTCGTCCACAGTGTCTTGCATGATTAACTGAACGTACGTCACGGAGCGATCTTGCCCTGGCCGATGAACTCTTGCCAGGGATTGCTCGTATTCTGACAGAGAATAACCAACGCTGTAGTACACGCAGTAACACGCGCGGGTCAGGTCCACTCCCAGACCACCCGTGGCAATCTGAACGGCAAGAACTTGACCGTCTTTCTGCCACTCGGCAAGATCGTTGTGCCGGCCTGACAGTTCCAGATATGCTCGTTTCTGCTCAGCACAGACAGCTTTGATGCTCTCGGCGTCTTGAACGAACCTGTAAAAAATAGTTACAGGTTCATCTCGTGGCAGGTCGTCCAGAACGTCTGCGAGCAGTTCCTGTTTCGCACTGTCCACATGCTGCGGCTTCGCCTCGGGGTTAAACACATCCGCATCGGGAGTCAACCATCCACCCGTTAACTGGGAAAGACGCAACAACTTGACAAGCCCGTTCGCCGCCGTCACGGTGCCACTCGCAATCTGCGCCACAAGGTCTTTCTCCAAAGCCTTATAGATTTTCATGGCAGACGGACTTAAGGCGGAAGTACGCGGAATCGTTGTTGCTTCCGGGAGAGTCAAGACGGAACGGTCGGCATGGATGGCGATACTGTAAAATCTATGGTTGTACTCCTCGACGTTCTTGTACCCTAGTATTTCATATCCCTGAAAACCGCCCATGATTGCGTACTTCTCACGGAACGCCGCGAACGACGTACCAAAGACGCCGCTGTCCAATGCCCTGTATAACCCATAAATCGTAAGGGGACCATTTGGACAAGGAGTTCCGGTCAGGGCAACTCTCTTGGCGACAGTCTTGCCCAGCGAGTGGAAATACTTGGAGACGCGGGAGCCGGGGGCTTGAAGCTTGTGCCCTTCGTCCATGACAAGGAGGTCGATATCGGTATGTATCAGGCGGAAAGAAAGGGGATCTCGCCATGCCGATTCGTAATTCACGACGATGACCACCGAACCATCGTACTCGAACGCCTTCACCATCGTTTGCTCTTTTGCGGTCACACTTCCTTTATCCAGGGGCACAATCAGGATACCGCCTGAACGAGGAAACGCCTCGCCTTTATGCCAAACCATAACGGAGACGGTAGCATGCTTCGGAAACTCCGTCAGCCATACGCTGATGACGGAAAGAGGACAAACGACGACGGTTGTTTTGACGTATTGATTTTGCACATACCACACAACGGGCGCGGTCTTACCCGTTCCTAGCCCGAGATAAGCGAGAAGAGCCGGCTGCTTGACCATAGCCCAATACTCCAGCTTCTGATGCGGCCACGGTGCCAGACGCGCATTGGGCACGTCTGGAAGCTCGGCCCCCATAGCCCGAAGACGCGAGGTCTCGCCGGACTGCGCAGCAAGTGCCTTGAGACGGGGCACGTCATTGCACAATAGCCGACCCTTGAACGTCTGAAGAAGAGATTGAGCAAGGGCGGGAGACAAGTCGCCTTGCCACGCCCTGCTCGGCTTCGACCAGGACAGTCCGGGAATGGAACGCAGATTGTCCAAATCAGAATATGGAGCTTGGACAATGATGTTGGAATCAGAAAAACGAGCGATGACGTTATCGACGGATGTCATGCTATCGCCTTCTGATAATCACTCCACCGGCAGGACTTGAACGTCGCCTTCATGTTACACCACCGCGCAAATCGTCGCTGATACAGGTCAGACTTGACGAAAGGCATGACGAATGGGTCTACTCTCAGCGAGCGCAGGGTTTCCACGCGGTGCAAGTCCTCTTCTGGCGTAGAATCAAAGCCGATCAGGACGTAGACCATGATGTCATGGTACGAGGTGAAGCCGCCAAGCCGAAGGTTCTCCAGCCCATGCAGGACTTCGCTCTCTTCCTTGACGTTATCCCAGGCAAAATGAATCTGCTTCCAGAGCTTGACCTTCCGTAGCGTCTGTGCCTGTTCCACGGTGATCAGTCTCAGGTCAAGCCCCTGAGAAAAATCCACGCGAACTTTAGCGTCAATGAGCTGCAGGCAGGTTTTCTCAAAGTCTTTTGGGCTTGTCGTGAGATTATTGTCCAACAGTTCCACTCGCTCCTGTCCATGCCAGAAGTCCGACAAGTCTGCCACACGATGAACTAGCCCCTCCTTCTGGGGGACAACGCAGAATGAACACTTGCGGACGCAGCCTCTTGTCGTATATCCTATTGCGCGGTCAACGCCAAAAGCGGCATAGTCGGGATAGATCGCTTCAACTTCATCGGGCAAAACGGTCGTCAGGTCATACCCTGTGCCGCCTTGGATTATCTCGTCAGCATGGATGTGATAGGGATACTCGGGACTGAAGTCAAAGACCTTCGCCCTGTACGCCCTGTTGTAATAGACGCCAGGAACGGGGCTTACGTCAACCCCGTCTCCCTGTGCCTTGTGCCATGCTGACAGCTTCATCAATGCGAGGTTGGGCTGCTTGCCGTCAACTTGGATCAGGGCAATCCTCATGACTTCCCCGGATTCTTTGCCTTCCACTTGCGATAGACGTTCAGCCGCCATTCACGGCAACGGCGCGACGTGATGTACGCGGGTGGCTCAATGGCTTTTGATGGTTTTAAGAGGATAACTTCTTTTTTGCCCATGCCCATACCATGCCTCCAATGTTCGTGGACTTACAGTTTAACACAAGGTGAAGAGGAGGGGGGTGAAGGAATGCTCTCCACTCTGATCTTCACGTTCTTTTCACCGAGGCGCACACCATAGACTTCGGCGAGAAGATCGTCAATCAACCGGCAAATACCATCACCCACCTCAAACACGGTCGGACTTGTCCACTTCTCGGGGTCGTAGCCCTTAGGAGGCATTACGCCGCCACCTTCATTGTCAGCACTTCATTCCACGCCTCGATGATGGCGCAACGCCTTTGTCCTCTCTTCACCGCACGACTAATACGCAGCGCAGCAACGGGAGACTTGTAGGAGATCGAAGAACGAGATGAATGAACGTGCTGAACCGACGTGCCCTTGACATACATGCCCATAACCATGCCTCCAGAACAGCCTAGCCTGTTACGGCCCTCCGGCTGCTAGTGCGATGCCTTATCTATAACCCCATTTATACAATGTCCGCTGTGGTCCACAATATCTGTTGGCTTTGGATTCTCCGGCCAATCTGCCGGGTATCCATTTGTAAACAATAGGGGGGATTTAGACCGTAATCGCACGTCACGACCACCGTATTGCATCGCGATTACACTTTCTGGCACAACGGGCATTTCATATTCGTGAGCCGTCTGAGTTCCGTGCCATTGGTCTACCTCCATTATTATCAGGCGTAGTCGATAGTAAGTCATCATGGCGTCTTGTTCTCGGGCGCGACACAATGCGCTCTCAAAATTCTTTGCGTCCTGACGGCGAGCTTCGGCAAGGCGCATTTTCAAATCACGCTTCAGTGTCCGCACGGTCTAGTGCCCCGCATTCTGCATCGCGTTCCACGTAGCCCTAAAACCTCCGGCAACGCCAGTGAGTTCAAGAAGCAGCCACAGAACAATGACGAAGAAAAGAATTCCGATGATGTGAAAGAGATTCGTGATGAAGTTCTTCATGCCGTACCTCCCCATTCTGTCAATATGCGATTCTGCTTCCCGTTCTTCGCTGTGATTCCACCATAGCTGTACTGCCCTGAGTACAAGGCAGAACGGTCGAGGACCCGCTTGACTTGGACTGAGTGCCAATTCTTTCCTTCTGCCGTTTTCACGCTTAGGGTGTTCAGTTCCGCCGCAATGCGCTGCATTGTCATTCCCTTCGCGCGAAGAACGAAGACTTCACGCACAATGTTTGCTTTCTCGTCCTCAACGGTCAAGACTTTCCCTCCCCTTGTGGAGGTATACCCCATCGGAGCGCGGCCACCTGCGTAGCCGCCCACCATAGCCTTTGCCTTTCTGCCACCCGACATACGGCTGGTGATGCGGGCTTTCTCGAACTCGGCGAATGCGCCGATGATCTCACGGAACAGGCGCGACGTCGGGTCGCTGCCGTTTGTAGGCTCGGCGACAGAGATGATTTCCACGCCAGCCTTCAACAACTCCTTCTCGATCCACAACTGGTACATGAGGTCTCGGGCCACTCTGTCCAACTTGGCAACGATAACGATGGAGAAAGTGTGGAGAGAAGCAGAAGAGAGAAGATCAGACAAGCCAGGACGGTCCAATGTGGCGCCAGAAATGCCGGCGTCCTCGTACCAGCTTTGGATGTGCATGTCGTGCGCATCTGCGTAGTTTTGAATGTCGGTTCTCTGCACATCCAGCCCGTAACGATCGGAACCTGCCTGTGCGTCGGTACTTACTCTGATGTATGCTGCAACCACCATAGCCTTGCCTCCTTTTTAAATTGTATCACAAATAAAAACCACCATAGCCTTTCTTTTAAAACCACCATAGCCTTAAATTCTGCGGGCGAGGGGAAAAATCTCTGCGCCGCAGAAAAGCGTTTGTCGAACATCATAAAAAGCGCCGGGGTTGCTGGCCCCGGCGATCGCTGCCCCTTGCTAGTAGTTCCAGCTTCCATCTACGCAGATACTGCGGTCAATGGGGTTTGTGTCGTGGTCTTCCTCTTCTCTTTCGTATACTTCCACGTCTATAAAGTGTATGGCGGTCAGACTTGCCCTGCGGTCAGTTCTAGGCATAATCGCGTAGCGGCCCGTCTCACCGTGCTCGCTTAGCCACTTAAGGCCATCATGCAGGCTGTTGCACGAACGGACTTTTTCTAGTGTCGCGTCGCTCTTGAAGTGTAGAATGTGCATGTTTGTGCTCCTCGCGTAAGGCCGCCGCCATATGTGGATATGTTCAAGGGGGCTGGTTGCCCGGCTCCCTTCAGCATACCTTCAGTCGCTCCCGCTGGGTTTGCCGTCTCCCAGGAGGATCAGAATACCTAGAATGAGATACAAGAGGACAGCACCAATGGCACCAACAACGGCAGAAAAGAACCAACGAAAAAGTTTCACGACTCGACCACGTGAAAAGCGGTTCCGCCGTAGTTCCAATCTACGCCAGCATCCGCAGCACTAATTGAAATTCCATGCCGTTTTTCCAGTGTTCCATCTTCAATCTTGATGTTCTGGAGAGTAATCCCGTATGCTTTTTGAAGTGTTCTCTCGTTGACTTCGCTATCAAGTCCAAGCCCACCAAGATCAACCAAGACGCCCAATATTTGTTTCCACGTCATTTGAATGATGCATCCGTATGTCCTCGTGGACAAATCAAGATAGATGAACCCGTCTTGTGCTTGGTAGAAACTGGAGTCCCTCATGCCGCCACGTCCACATGAATCATGGGACACTTGCCCGACTCAGGAGCTACGCACATACGGCAAGTATCAGAACCAGCCCACACACAGCGAGCAGGAACGCCCAGCGGCTTGATCTTGTCAATTGCATCGTCTAACCTGTCGACGAGTGCCCAGTCTCTTGCTTTTACTGCCTTGTCCCATTGATTGTTCAACATACACAGTGTTGCGCCCATTGCCATGCCTCCATTGATGGAGAGCCTTGTCATATCGTGGCTTCCATCGACAAGCCGCTATATAGCGGCTTGTTTCGTCCCGGTGCTACCGGGACTCATCAGGATGGATTACTTGTACAAGTCAAAGGCAAGACGCTTGATGTCTGCCTTGTCTGCCTCTCGGCAGAATTCCCAGCCAGTGAACCAGATTTCAACGACATATCCAGCGTAGTTGTCATTCTCTGCCCAAACTTCATGCTTGTTGCTGTCAGGGTTCCACAGCAGAACTTCATGCTTGGCAATTCCAGAGATGCTCATTCCGGTATCGCTCAGTTTTTCGCGAGTCTGCGAGCCACAAACAACAGCATTCATAGGATAGATCATGCCACACCGCCAACGACATAGTTGAAGTCATCCGCAGAATATTTGAAGAAGACATAACGCGCGATTGCATTAGCGGCGTTCATGTATCTCTGCCAGCCTTCCTCATTTCCAACATCATCGGCCTTGATTGCCTTATCCACCAGGATTGCGAACCTGTCATGTGCCAATTTCTTCAATGTGTCCGACATGCCCAATGCTCCCAGCCCGGCGCCGTACGTTCACGCCCGCAGCCATGCTTCAGACTACGACGCCCGGACAAAGTGTCCGGGCGTTTCGCTGTTACCAGCTCGTCGGGTAGTCGGTTATCTTGAGGATTGATTGCTGTCCCAGTGTCCGGGATCATCGGCAGTCGTCGGGCCGTCGTAGTCTTCATTCAGACGGCAGCCAATCGCCACAGCCTTAGTGTTATATTCGTTATCAGGAATGGCGCTATATGAAACGTAAATAGGCCAGCCGCGACAATCTGTTTGATGATAGACGTACAGTCCGACGTTTGCGGCGATTGCGTCTGCTTCTTTTTGGAGCTTTTCAACTACAACGTCGTTGCCGTCTTCGTTAATGTCTGTTTCTGACATATCACCGTTGCAGCCGTCTTCATATCTCTTGTGCAGCGTCTTGCCAATCTTCTGGAGCTGATTGATTGCGTCCAGCAGCAATCCCAGACCGTTGTCAGTCATTCCGTTGTTCATTCCCTTCCCTCTCTTATCTGTAAGCATAGAAAATACCTCCTCTCCCTATTTAGGGACGTTCTATTTTGAAAATTCTACGGAGTGTAAAATCCGATATATAGCAGCGCGAACTTCAAACGCTTCCTGCCATCTTGCATGTGTTTCATCGCTGGGAGACGAAACGCTTGCCAATTCCATCTCACGCTTTTCTATATATGACAAAATAGCTTGTTCTCGCTTCGTTAATTCTGGAAGGTTTACAATGTTTCCGTCAATTACTGTCCTGTTCATGCTGCTCCTCCTCTCCCTATTCCGGGACGTTCTATACTGCTACAAGGCACTAGGTGCCTTGTTTCGGCTCTTCTGAGCCTCATCAGGCAGTATGTACTAAGATCATACCACAGCGCCACAGCTTCAACGTCTGTGGCGGTTAGTTTTGACCAGTCTGGAGTCCCGGTCTTTAACCTTTACTGACTCCAGGGTCTTGATTGTTGCGTCCCTTGTACAACCTACGGGGTCGGACGCTATGAGAATGCGCGGTGTTGATGTGTTGCTTACTCCCTTACAACAGTAAGTATATACAGAACCGTTGAAAGCGTACAGTGACAATGTGAAGAAAGTGGATGAAAATCATCACTATTGGAGAGGAAAGGACCGCCACAGCAGATGCAGAGCGGAGGACGGGGTTTTTTGAGAAAAGGGACGTCCTGACTTTAAGTGCGGCTTACCCACTTTTATTTGCGATATGGAGGATTGTAGAAGATCTGGTCAAGTATCGGATCAAGTATCAGATGCTATGTAGGATTGATGCGGGTTTGAGCGGATGGTATCACATGGGTATCAGATGAAACAGAGAGAAAACACAATAGTGATGCAGGGAGAGCGGAAGGGTACTGTATAGGCCAAACAAAAAGGGCAAGGGACACGAGCTCAAGTCGATGATTCATGTGTGCGTATAGCGAAACAACAGCAAATATGCGGCGTCCAGCGTTTTACCTGTGGTATCAGATGCTTTGTGTTTCTGTGGCTTATACAATCAGGCTGTGACTTGCTTTGTCTGCCCTTTGTGTGGATGCTACGGTTATGAAATAGTGAATAACGCGGCGTTAGAAATGATTTTAACGCTCATGCTTGCTGTAGAGAGCGTTTGCCGTCTTTTAGTGCCTGATGTATGCTCACTTTCATCATATAATCTACATTGATATGTTCGGCGTTTTTTGTAACAGTAATCTTGATTACCGTAACAGGGTGGGGTATCCAGGGAGGCGATCGCGTTGGATATGTGTAGTGTATACACTACACATAGGGGGGGGTAAACCCCCAAGCCACCCCTAGCGACAGGGGCGGTGCCTCAAAATTCTACAATTTTCTCTTCTTCAAATCTTCCCTTCACGACTTCTTCACCTTCCGAACTACACCGCTGGTCTTCATATTGCATATCCTTATATCAATCGTACCACGTGAACTGCCACTGGCACCGTGGTCCTTTAAGTTAAGGTGGCTGTACGGCGGCTCGACAGGGGTTCTGGGCAGAATCCTCCGCTCGTGCAGGGGCATGTGGGCATCGGGGTGGGCAGCTCACAACAGTACGTTAGGGGTGGAAGCATGGGCGACTTTCAGACTGAGCAATTGGGCAATGCTCTTCGGGCCGGACCTTCGGGCGAGGCCCGATAGTCATGTCTAAAATTATAGATCTCAACATCGAAGAAACGGCGACACACAAACGCGCTTTTCTGCTTTATTCCACCCTCGACCCCGAACTTTCCCCTGAAGAACGTGAAGCCCTCGTTGCGTCACGTCTTGGAGCTGATGTGGATGAAACAGATGTAAAAACATGGGCATCCTCCTTCCACTGGGAAGAGAGACTGGCACAGGACGCGCAGACCGTTCAGAAGGGGCTGGACGCACGGACTCGCAAGGAAAAACTGCGAGATAAGACAGAGAAACTTGTTGATCATCTCTTTACCTTGCTCGGCAAGGATGAGACATACGAGCACATGGAAATCAATGATGGGAAAACCATTTCTCAGCTAGCGTCTGCAGTGGACAAGCTCGTTCATACGATGGGTATGCTCGACGGCACCGCCGTGGAGACGGTCGTCCTGAGATCAGATAAGCCGATTTCAGAACTGTCGGACGAGGACCTGGCGGAGGCCGTCAAGGTGGGCAGGGCAAGGGCTGCTGCTCGTTCGGACGATGGGCCGGAGGCGGCATAGGAGGACAAGATGCCACTGAAACGAGGAAGGTCCAGAAAGACAATCTCAAAAAACATTAAAACTGAAATTGCGGCGGGGCGGTCTCAAAAACAAGCCATCGCCATCGCATTCCGGATGGCGGGGAAGAAAGGGAAGCGCAGTAAGTGATCGCCACCCTCACTCTCGATGGTGTTCTGGCGGAGCAGGCGAGACGGGAGATTGACCGTCGCGCCGAGCTGAGAGAAAGGGTTACGTCCTCTCTGTACGAATTCTGTCAATACATGGTTCCTGTCGTTTATTCTGAAAAAAGGCCATATCTCGAAGATGTCTGCGATCTATCTCAGAGGGTCGTTGAACACAGGTCGGGGAAGAAGGGCGGCATCGTCACGACGGGTCCGCGCTTTGGCAAGAGTATCACTGGGTCGCTGGCGAGCGCGTGGACGATTGGAAGATGGATGACGGACTCCATCATGCGGGCGTCCTACGGCGCAGACCTCGCCGAAACTTTGTCGAAACAGGTGATGGGCTTTGTTCAGAGCGACAAGTACCGACTGGTCTTCCCCGATGTGCGCCTGAAGATGGACCACCAGGCCGTCGCAGACTGGGCCGTTTGTGGCGCCGTTACTTCTTCTTATTTTTGCGCCGGTGTCGGCGGGCCATTTACGGGAAAGGGCGCATCGCGTCTGGCGATGATCGATGACCAATTAAAGAACATCGACGATGCGCTGAATGAACCCAAACTCGATAAGGACTGGCTGTGGTACCAGTCGACGTTCTTCACACGCGAGGAAGAGCGTGGCGGCGTGCGGTGCCCTGAGTTGTTCATCGGGACGCGCTGGTCGAACCGCGACATCATCGGGCGAAAGATGGCAGAAAGCGAGCCGGGTGACTACGAGGTCTTCAGTTTGCCGGCGATGGTCGATGGGAAATCTGTCTGCGAGGATGTGATCTCGACGGCAACGCTCATCGATATGCAGACGACCATGCCGTCCTTCATCTTCGACGCCGAGTATATGCAGTCACCCGTGGAACGCGAGGGGCTGTTGTACGACTTCGCACTAGCAAAGACCTTCGAGTTGAAACAGAAGAGGCAGGAGCTGGCGCAGGCAACATGCGTGGGGTATGCCGACACCGCAGATCGTGGCGCAGACAGTCTGGGCGCTCCTTTTGCCAAGAACGTGGGGGAACTGTTCTACCTGACCGACGTTGTTTTCTCGGCAGAAGATATGGACATCACGAAGCAGCAGGTTGTGAACAAGGCGGTGCAAGAACACTGTGTGCGCTTGACCGTGGAGAGCAACAACGGCGGGCGGCTGTTCGCGTCAAACCTCCGTGAGATGTTTGCGAAGATCGGGCACCCCTGTTCTGTTGTGGATAAGCAGACCACCTCAAACAAAGAGACAAGAATTCTCTCCTGGGCCGACTGGATCATGCAGCACATCGTCTTCCGTACGGACTACGACGCTGGTAGTGGTTACGATCGGTTTTGCAAAGAACTGTTCCACTATCTGAAGGCGGGACGGAATCAGCATGACGACGCTGCTGATTCTCTGACGGGGCTGTCAGAGAACATGGCAATGGGTGCACGATGGCAACGGTTGCCTGATAAACCGGCTGGTTGGTGATGAGGTGAAATCGTGCTGACAAGCAATCCATTGCAGATCGGGAGCAAGTTCTGGCCGGAGACGGACGTCTATCGTCTCGGCACTTACGTGAAGAACCGTGCTTTGTTCGACGGAGCGCATGACATCGTGTTTCCCGAATGGACAAAGGCACTTCGTCCAGAACGCCGAGCGCAGATTTGGCTGACGATCAACTGGCATCAGATGCTCAGCACAATCTGGCCGGACCTTTTAGTTGGAGAGCCTCCGCTGTTTACGGCGTCGACGCCCGAGCAGCAGGTGTTCCTTGATTCCCTTGTCGCCGACAACCGCCTCATCGGCACGGTTTATGAGGTGGGGATCGACGTCAGCAGGTATGGCGATGGGTTGTTCAACGTGTGGTACAAGGACGGGAAGATTCACATTGGTACCGCGTCGCCCGAGGTGTGGATTCCCTGGGCGCTGCCTGCTGATATTAAAGACGTGCAGGGTTGTGTTCTCGGCTGGCGGTATGAGAAGGACAAGAAGTTCTTCCTCGATACACAGATGCACACGCCGGGGTTTGTACAGAAGACAACCTACGAGACAGACAAGGACGGTACGATTCGGCGCGTCATCGGCGGTGACAACGAACCAGTAGCCACAGAGATTGACGAGTTGCTGGTCGTCCCTGTGCACAACGTAACGACCTCCGACACTTATTTTGGCTTGTCCGACTACGGCATCTGCGAGTCCATCTGCCAGGAAGAAGAGTCTCGTCTTTCTCAGATCAAATACGTTCTTGATAAACATTCAGACCCGAACCTCAAGGGGCCGCAGAGCATGGTGACGACAAACCCTGTCACGAACCAGCCGGAAGTGAAGGTCGGGGGAAAGTTCATGCCCCTGAACCCCGGCGAGGACGTGAGCTACGTGACGTGGGACGGACAACTTACTGCGGCATTTACGGAACTGGATAATTTGCAGGCTAAGAAGTTCCAGATGACCGGTATCTCTCCCGCACTGTTCGGCGGCGACTTCGGCCGGGCAGAGAGCGGGTCTGCCATGAAGCGCCTGCTGATTTCAACGCTGAGAAAGATTAACCGGTTGCGGATGCAGTTTGACCCCGCTGTCCGGCAAGTCATCTGTATCGCATCGCGGCTTGCTGTGGCAAACGAGGTAGAGGGTGCGGTCGAGATCAAATCGAAGGACCTGCATATCGCGTGGCAGGATGGTCTGCCGCAAGACATCGTGGAGACGGCTTCTGCGTACACAACGCTCAAGACGTCGGGGCTTGTCAGTACGAGAACCGCCGTTTCTGTTGCGTTGGAAAAGGGTGGAAGCGCACTGGACGATGAGCTGAAGGCGATTGAGGATGACGCGACAAAGGCCGCTGATGCAGCGAAGGCCGCTGCGCCCGCCGTTCCTGACCAGAACGCGCCGCTTACGGACCGCCTGAGTGCGGCACTGAAGAATGGACAAACGGACGAGACTGCTTAACGACGCCGAGAGCCGCCGGAAGCGGCTGACGCAGTTGTACAAGGACGCCGAGAACGCGGCGATCCTTCTCCTTGCAACAGCACTGATGAACTCCAAACCTGCTGACGCGCTGCGCACGGCACAAACGTCCATCCGCAAGGTAATGGTGCGGGCCGATGCGCAGGCGCGGGGGTGGTGTGACGATTCGCTGACGACGCTCTACGCGCGAGGAATGCTGGACACGAGTGAGCGACTCAACCAGCCTCACCCTGCGTCTTCGCCCATGCACCTTGCCATCATTGCCGCACTTGCGGCAGGGGTCATGGAGAAACTGTCAAGCGTTGGTGCCGCTGTCGACCGCAATGTGTCGACGCTCCTTGCGTCCGCGCAAGTCGGCGTTGCGGGTGCGTCGTTCAAAAATGCGACCGACTGGCAGGCGCTTGCCGAGAAGTTGCGGCAGGATGTGATGCAGAACGGTGTGACGGGATTCATCGACAAGGCGGGGCATGCTTGGAAGGTCGACACATACGTTGATGTCGTGGCGCAGTCGAGCGTGATGAAAGCTTACAACAAGGGCATCAGTTCAGAGATGCAGGCAGACGGGCTTGACCTTGCGCGACTGAGTGACGAGATCGACGAAAACACCTGCGACGCATGTGCGGAGTGGGCGGGGCAAGTTCTTTCCATCACCGGTGCGACGCCGGGCTTTCCGACCGTCGACGAGGCAGAGGCAGACGGTGTGTTTCATTGCCACTGCGTTCACACATTAGAACCGCTGACCGAAGAAGAGGCGGTGCAGGAAGTAGAAGACAACGGCAACTCCAATGCCGGAACCAAGGAGGCTTGATATGGCAGATGAGATTGTAAAGACACCTGAAGCACAGGGAGAACAGCAACCAGACAACGGTAACCGCCTTCCCAGAACGCAAGAAGAGCTTGATGCGGTGATCCAGGGCAGGCTTGACCGTGAACGCAAGAAGTTTGTGGGTTTTGATGAACTGAAGGCAAAAGCTGCTGAGTACGAGAAGCAGAAACAGGCCGCGATGACTGATGCTGAGAAGAAAGATGCACGGCTCAAGGAACTCGAAACGCAGAACGCAGACCTCACCAGCCAGCTTTCCGACCGCGAAGCCAAGGTGCTTCGTGTGCAGATGCTGGAGGCGGCGGGGCTGCCGACTTCGTGGGCTGAGCGCGTGCACGGTACGACGGCAGAGGAAATCAAGGCCGACGTTGGTGAACTTACAAAGCTGCTCGGCGTGAAGAAACAGTCGGTAGGTGGGCCAGGTGCCCCCGCCGACACCACACAGCCGGTCGACATCAATGCAAGTATCCGTAGGATGCTCGGATACTAGCGACCCCCTAAGGAGGGTTACACATGGCTATTCCTGTTAACACAACTACCTACAATGCAATGATTACGCGTGCCAACGCCTCGGTTCTTTGTCCTGCCGAGCTTCGCGAGGGCATCATTTCGGCAGTGACACAGAACTCCGCGTTCCTGTCGCTGGCAACAAAGCTTCCCAATATGTCGGCGCAGACGTTGACCATGCCGGTCATCTCCGCTCTTCCGACTGCGTACTTCGTGACAGGTGAAGTCGGCGACGGCACCAACAGCGGCGTCAAACAGGCAACTAACATGGCGTGGCTGAACAAGATGCTCACCGCCGAAGAGGTTGCTGTCATCGTTCCCATTCCCGAAAACGTTCTTGCCGATTCTCAGTACGACATCTGGGGCCAGGTTAAGGACAAGGCTTCGGAAGCAATCGGTCTTGCTATCGACAACGCCGCGATCTGGGATGTTGGCCATCCTACTTCATGGCCGGAAGGCATCAAGGCTGGCGCGACCACGGCTGGCAACAGTCTCGTTATGGGCGTTCTCGGCGACCTTGTGGACGACATCGGCGGCGTGGGCGGCTTGATGAGTTTAGTTGAAGCAGATGGGTACGACGTGAACGGATTTTACGGCGTTCTCTCCATGAAGGCCGCACTTCGTGGCCTTCGCGACACGAACAAGACGCTCATCTTCCAGCCTTCCATGCTCGCGGGAACGCCCAGCACGCTCTATGGTCAACCCATTGAGTATGCTCGCAACGGCGTCACCCCCGGCACCACACTCCTCATCGGCGGCGATTGGAAGCAGGCCGTGTACTCCGTCCGTCAGGACATCACCTACAAGCTCCTGACTGAGGGCGTTATTCAGGATGCGGCAGGGGCCATTGTCTACAACCTTGGTCAGCAAGACATGGTTGCTCTTCGAATCACGATGCGCCTTGGCTGGCAGCTCCCGAACCCCATCAACAGAGTTAATTCAGAAGGGACCGATCCTTCGACCACTCGTTATCCGTTTGCAGTTCTGACTTCAGCATAGTCATTGAGAAGCGAGGGCCGGGACACGTTGCACACCTCTAAGGCGCAACCTCTGCCGGTTCACACCGCTCTGCGTCCGGGGCAATCGGCTTGACGCTGGAACCTAACAAGACCAGCGTCTCTTTTAGGAGGTGCTTATGAAAGTGAAACTTCTTGTGGACACTCAAACACTAGCGAACGGCTTTGTTCGTGTTGGAGACGTGATTGACGTTGATGACGCAACTGCTGAACGGTGGCTCGACCATCGGATTGCAGAGTTCGCCACTTCGGAATCAGAAGAAGTCACGAATGAGCCGACAGAAGAACTGACGACTTCTCCTGTTCCAGAATTGAAGAAAGCCGGAAGACCGCACAAGGTGAAGAAATGAGCGCGTATGTGACGCTTGCAGAAGCCACAACCTATTTTTCGACATGTCTTTATATCGAGAAGTGGGTGGCTGCAACGCCGTCCGAAAAGACTGCGGCCCTTGCTACTGCGCAGCGAGAGATCGACACATTGCCGCTTATTGGCACAAAGGCGGTCAACATGCAACTCAATCAGTTTCCTCGCGCCTACGTTGTGCGGACCGATGCGTTCAACATGACATCCCCAACAGTCTTCAGCACATACGGTACTGTCGACCTGATTATACCGCAGGCGGTCAAGGATGCCGAGTGCGAAGAGGCGCTGGCTCTTTTGAGGTATGGCGATTCAGAACGAGTGAAGTTGCAGGAGCAGGGCGTGACATCCGCTTCGCGCGGAGACCTCCATGAAACCTACGCGCCTCGGCATGGCCTTATCAGCCCAGTGGCGCGAGAACTCTTGCGTCCTTGGGTGCAAGGCGTGGTGAATCTTACCACATGACCTTCACCGTCACTGTTGATCCGAACAACGCCTTTCACTACGCAATGGCGCAGTACGTGGCACTTTTGCCGTCAGACATCGAGTCGGCGTTGGTTGCCGGCGCGGACTTAATTGCTTCCACAGCACGTGCCAATATGCAGGCGAACGGCAACGTTGATACGGGCAAACTGAGCGCATCTATCGGGACGCTGAGCAAGCAGGCGGACCTATCACAGGTGACGGTAACGGTCGGCCCTTCGCTGACCGACATGCACCCTGCGCGGTTCAACCCTACGAAAACATTTAACCAGATCGGTTCATATCTTGAATTTGGAACTTCTGGCGGTCCTTGGTCGTGGAGTGGTGTGACAGAGAAGTGGGCGGGCTTTCACCCTGGTTGGACCGGCAATGCTGCGCATCCGTTTCTTACACCTGCATTGCAAAGCATGGCGAGCAGCGTTGTGGACTTGGTTGCGCAGGCGGTCGGCAGACGATGGTAAAAACGAGAGTTGGCCGGCGTTGGACAGATGAGCAGAAGGCAAAGGTTTCTGCGAGTCTTATGGGCCGCAAGGTTTCCGCCGAAACTCGGGTAAAGATTTCTGCGACGGAGAAAGAGACTAAATCGCACATTGTAACTCATGCGTCGCCCGAAACGCGAGCGAAGATGTCAGCGGCAATGATGGGGAATAAATACGCTCTTGGGCATTCTCATCCTCAGTCACCTGAGGTACGAGCAAAGATGTCTGTCGCGAGTCAAGGGAATACAAGAGGACATGGCAATTGGAAGGGCGGTCGGGACATATCTCATCCTAAAAGGAGGGCGAAGCATCGCACTCTCGGTTTTGTCCCGTTGAATCAACCGTTTGATGGCGCAGAAGGGCACCACGTCAGCAAGGAATATGTGGTCTACATTCCACGGGACCTGCACAAAAGCGTTTGGCACAACGTCTGGACGGGGAAGAACATGGAGCAGATTAACATTCTGGCTCTTGGTTATCTCGTTCGGCAACTGGAGGCGGCGGCATGACGGTACGCGAGGCTTTGGTCGAGGCGATGTCTGACGTGATTGTGCCGCAGGACGAAACGTCAATTTCTCCGTCACTTCCTGTTGCCTACTTGTTCGTTCTTGGCGACAGCAAAAAGAAGTATGGAGACGAAGAGACCTTGCAGTTGAGTATAGGAGATCGTACCAAAGAAAAGGTTGACGAACTTTATGACGATTTGTACGAGGCGATTGGGACAAGTTATACGGCCCTTGACGGCACTTATCTCGCTCTTGTAGTGTGGGAACCGGCACAGCCGCTCGTAATGTTGGACGGGTCGTGGGGACGCAGGATGACGTTGAAGATTAGTTATTGGGGGGTATAGCATGGCTACAAGCCTGACCGTTCAAGCATTTGTGACAAGCACACCACAAAAGTACACAGGTGAGGCTTTGGTGGCCGACATGGAATTCACTATGAATAATTCCAGCGACATCATCCTCCAGGTGTACAACGCACACGCAACAGACCCTATCGTCGTCACGCTCGTTGGCGAGGGCGTTTGCGAATTCGGGTCCACACACAGTCTTGTGCAGTCCATTCCACATGGAGAAACGTGGATATTCCCTCCGCTTTCTCCACAGAGGTTTCAGGATGAGGCGGCGAAGACCGTAGAGATCACGACGACTGGTACATTGACGAACTGCACAATAAAGGCAATGAAACTTAGGTAGGGAGGGTACTATGGCAGCGAAGATTTTTTCAATCACGACTGGCAGTGCCGTTGGCGCCATCACTGGCGTCGTTGTCGGCGATGCGACGCTGGATGGGAAGGCTGGCAGTGTCAAGGAACTCGTCGGCAACCCCAGTACGACAATCGAGGACACACGCATTGGCGAGGCGACCACACAGACGCTGAGCTGCAACTTTGCATTCGCTGCAGGCGACGCGACAGACATCCAGGCACTCACGTTCGATGGCACGACAGCGGTAACAGTAACTGCTGGCACGCTGACACTTGCGGGGTATTTGACGCACTGGGAAGTCAAGGCGACCAAAGACGACTGGTGGGTAGGTTCCTGCACAGTCGTGAAGGAAGGTGCGTAATGGCTACCGATAGAGTATTTGGCATTGGCTCTGTTACTTGTGCTCCGATCACGGGCATTATCGTTGGTGACGTGACGATCACGGGGGACATCGGGGAAATCAAGAAACTAACTGGCAACCCGTTTACGACCATCGTTGAAACGCGCGTGGGCACGCCGATGGTCCGCAAGATGTCTCTCACGGGCGCTTATGAGTCGCACACGCTCAACCAAGCATTGCTTGGCACAGAGGTGACGCTGACTGTTCCGTCCGACACGACGAACCATGCGATGAGTGGCGCTGATGGTCCTGCCGACACTATTACGCTCACGGGCATATGCACGGAGTGGAGCGTGAAAGTGTCGAAGAGCGATTGGGCAGTGGCTTCAATTTCTGTGGAGAAGAAGGGAACATAGGGAGGCAACTATGAAATACGCATTATTGGCACAATTCGAGAAACTTTTCCATCGCACGCCCTTTAAGGCCGTGGAGGATATGATTTCCATGACCGCCGACGAACAACGCTGGTTCATATGGGCATACCGCGCAAAGACTGATCCCAGCCTCCTACTGCCCACGGCAGTCGAAGAGTGGACCAGCAAGGAGATGGGAGAAGCTGTCGGAGATTTTTTCGGCGTAGCAACACCCTCGACCCCCTCTTAGCAAACGTCTACCGAGTCTTCGGCCAGATGGGCTGGTCGAAGTCGGACATTGATAGTTCGGACTTCTGGGAACTGATCGACATCATGGAGTCTGGAGAAGAGAAAGGGGCAGTACCTCTTGACCAGTTGAACGTGGAGAGCATGGACTTCGACCAAGTGAAGAAAGACTTGCAGGAGAGTGGCGAATGGCCGACCAAGAACTGATTATCAAACTGCAAGCACAAATTGATGATGTCGTTTCTCAATTCGATGCCATCTCCGCTGCTGCAACAAACATGGGCGGGAACATTGTTGAGCAGATGACGGCGGCTGCCAATGCGTCGTCGTCTGCGTGGAATGCCGCTGTTGCAAGCATCAACGCGCAAGGCAACCCAGTTCACATGTTCAACGATCAGTTTGCCTCTGTCGGAGTAACGGCAAGCACTGCGATGGCGAAGGCGAGTACCGCCGTGAAGTCTGTTGCTCCGCCAGTTAATGCGCTTGGTAATGCGTTCAAGACGGCGCTTGGCATAATAGGCATTGCCTCTGTTGTACAACTGACTCAGCGTTTGAAGCAGTTCGCCACCGAAGCGGTTTCGGATTTTACAAAGGCCGATGCTGCAGCGAAAGAGTTTCAGAATGTTCTTGTCCAACGTGGCTTAACGAAGCCGGAAGCCCTGCAGACATCTAATTTGGTCGGTGGTCTGGCGGGGAATGTTGGCATCGAGCCGGAGCAAATCGAACAAGGAATAACGAGTTTAACGGTAAAGTTGAACGGAGGAAAAAATGCTGCCGCTGGGTTCAACGTAGCGCTGGATTCAATGCGGGTCCTTGGTGGAACGTTTGCCACCGCCGTACAACGAGTAGCCATTGCTGCCGAAGGTTCGTTGAAGTCTCTGCGTCAGTTTGGTATTACCACAAACAAAGACGTCAACGGTAATCTGAAAACGATGAGCCAGCTTTTGAAAGAGATGGCAGCGAACATGAAGGGTGGTTTGTCGACATACTTGCAAACGCCGCTTGGCATGATCGACCGCATGAAGGTCAGTTTGCAGGAGTTGAAGGAGAGTATCGGCGGTGCATTGATAAATATTTTTGCGCCCGCCGCGCAGTTCACGAGAGGGTTCGCAGATGCGCTCGTAGCGATGATGGCAACATCAAATTCCGCAGTTCCCGTTCTCAATCAACTCGCGATTGCTGGGGCGCAGGTTGCAAAGTGGTTCTACGATGCGGCGATAAATATGAAGATGTTCGCCGTCAGTACATATATTCCGCTCAACGCTCACGATAGACAAGTCAAAGAAGACACGTTCCAATCACTGTTTAACGCAAAACAGGATGCGGATACCGCTGCGAACGCGGTCATCGAAAACCTCACAACGTCAACTCCGCAAAGCGACGTGACGGATTATCTTAAAAAAATAGACGAGTTATTGACGAAGACAACGGCTGACACTACTACTGCGGGAGTGGCGGCCAAGAAGACCGCTGCTGCATGGGAAGCGGCGTTTGCTCCTTTGACTCTTCTGTCGGGAAACATCCCCGCTCTCGCAAAGTACGTCGGGAACCTCAGTTCCAACTTTGTTCTGCGTTCTGAATTGAGGATCACCGTGAATGGAGAGAATACACGGAGCTTGAAAGACGCGCAATGGAAGACGAACAGAGCGGTGGATGCTGCCATTCTTAAGGCAACCCCGCTGCCTACTACCTCTCGCGATGTCGGGTGGACTCACGCCGCCGGCGGCTACTCGCGGGTTCTGAACACGTCGGGCTTGGGGGGAAGATAAAATGTCCGTAACTCTGAATCCCACATTCACCGCAAACGGTATCGCGATCCTGAAGGATACGTTGGAGTATCCTTCGCAAGATGGTGAGACATCGGATGGCATCAACGGCGTCATTCGCTTTGCCCGCTTTTCATGGCACCGCGATCTCACTGTGCAGTTTCGCAGCAAGGCGATTCTCGCGTCATTCCTTTTTGCGCTCGGCAAGCCGGATGGCTTGCTCGTGGACTACGACAGTGAGACGTACTACGTTGACTCGTTTTCCTTCTCTTCCACGTTCGGAGGGTTCGGCTCATCGGATACGAATACGGTGTGGGAGTACGACGTGAGCTTGAAACGTCCCGGCACGGTTGCGTCTCCGTCCGGCGGTAGCACCGGGCAAATGAAGATTTGATGAATTACCTGAAAGTTGTCAACCTTCCGACGAAGGTGAGCATCTGGGCTGGCAACGCCGGCGAAATTGTCCTCGGCACGGGGGACGCCGGTGCGCCGCAGCGCGTGGTTGTGAGCCTATCCTATGGCGGCTCGTTCTTCGGCGCTGGTTCAGCGAGCCTCACGGTCTGGGAACCGGGTGGCATTTCCGTTTTTCCCCAATCGGGCGGCGGCGTGTGGCGCGTTCGCGTGAATGACGTGGACTGCTTTTATGGATTCTTCGACCATTCTCATTCTGACAGAATCGGTGGCGGGTACATGCGGACGTTCCAGTTGGTTGACCTTCTGGCCGCCTGGGACTTGACGTTGAACGATGTCCTGCCGCATGGTTGTACGACGGAGACCCCTTCTACGACGTACACCCTGTCCGATGCTCTTTCGTATATGATCACGACGGTCAGCGACCCGACGATGGGCGATGTCCCTTTCACCGGCACGATGCCGACAACGGCGCTGTTGGTGCGAGATCAGTACAGCGACAAGGTGCTTGTCATCCCGAACAGCACATACCTCGCGGAAATTCAAAAACTCGCGCAACTCATTGGCGTGACGTTGTATCAGAACCCGTCGCAGCGGGCCATCACGTGCGCGGACGCGCTTACGCCAGGGTTGGGGGATTTTACGTATGAGAAGGAGAGGTTAAAAGAGGCGTCGTTCGACGTGGACGCTTCGACGATCCCAGCTACCGTGATGGTTGTCGACGATGTGACGCACAAGGCGGCAGCGTATGGCAAGTACGGGGGAACAAGCGACACATTGAACTTCGCCATGACGGGCCGGAATAATCTTGCCTACCTCTCCACCATCGGCGTCGACGACAGCAAACTTGTGGATATGGCGCACGACGTGTTCGACGTGTCGCGTCATGCGTCACAGGTTCTCACGTTCATTTATGCAGGGCTTGAACCCGACAAAAAGATACTAGGCAAGAGGTTCAGTTGGCAGGACAACGAGGGCAGATATGGACTGTACTACGTCAGTGGTTTCACAGCGAACCTTACTGCAACCAGCGTCTATACCACCATTGAGGCATACGTCGCATGAGCGTCCGCAGTGAAATGGAAAGGATCGTCAGTACGGCGTTGCACTGCAACCCGGTGCAGTTCGTCTATGGAACAGGTGCAACGACCACCATCGCGTTCGGATATAAGTTTGTTTCCGAGCCTTGTATCATTCTTTCTGTGGTGGGCGCAACGGGTCAGACTGCGCAGGTTGTCAGCAAGGACAAGACTGGGGTCTTCTACACGGGCGCGACCATCGTGACCAATGGAACTTCTGTTGACTGGATCGCCATAGGGACGGGGATAGCGGCATGATATACACAATTGCGCCGCCTCTTATGCAAAACTTCGCCCATGACCAGGGCGAGATGATTTTTTGGGTCGGTTCAATTACGGGTTATGACAGTTGGTATCTGGCGTTATCATACAGCCTCACGATTGATGGTGTTCCGGCAGATGGGGGTGTTTGCTTACAACTGTATTCCAGTGGGGTGTTTGTTGGAGTGGAGTTTATGTGGACGACGGCGACGTTGTACTTATGCGACGAACAGCGTCATTCTGTATCGTTCAGTGCGGTGGAAAATGAATATTATAGCGATGCTTGGAGTTGGGCGGGCACTCTATGGTTAAAACCAAATGAGGATCGTATCTATGATCCTATGGCTGAGACAACTCCCCCGGTTACACCCGTCACTCGTTCCTTCCCCTGGGTTGGAAGATTCCGTTTATGTAAGGTCAATTAGGAGGTCTACGTATGAATCAGCCCTTTGTCTGTAATCTGCATCACCGTCAAGGCGACCGATGGTCTGTCGTGTTCGAGATCGCAGTGAACTTGACAGGGAAGGCGTGCCGCTTCCATGCGTACTCGTCAATAGGAACCAAAGTGATTGACTGCGACACGGCGGGGGCGACCCTGGCGCTTGCGTACGACGCCGATGAGACGTTTGTGGTCGCCGGCGTGACGTATACGGGCGTGACAACCCTCACTCCCGTACTGACTCTTGCACAGTCCGCCTTTCTCTCTCCCGACCTTTTGGACTATGACGTGGAGGATTACACGACAGGCGACACGTACGTCATCGGCACTATTGAAGTTGCCCGGGATGAATCGGTGACGATATGATCGGTGTTGCGGTTGTTGCTACTACCGCCGTAGGAGTTTCCGAGGAAAGCGTTGTTGGCGTACTTGCTGGAGTGCAAGGGCCTTCTGGAATTGATGGTGCTCAAGGTCCTGTCGGTCCGATGGGTTCAGGTGTGGTGTGGAGGGGTGAGTACGACCCTGCGACTGCCTACGAACTTCATGATGCCGTTTTCTATCTCGGTTCATCCTATGCCTGTTTCGTTCCCTGCACTGGTGTAGCACCGACTGAGACTTCCAACTGGGAACTGGTAGCATCCAAAGGTGATGTGGGTGCAGATAGCACTGTGCCGGGGCCAAAAGGTGATACCGGAAACCCCGGCAGCCCTGGTGCAGAGGGCGATGCTGGGACACAGGGTTCGCAGGGAATTCAGGGTGTCCCGGGAGCACAAGGAGAAATCGGAGTACGGGGTATTCAGGGCGTCAAGGGCGATACGGGGTCAGCAGGCGCCGATTCTACCGTGCCAGGACTTACTGGACCGCAGGGGTTAAAGGGCGACACCGGTAATACGGGCGCAACTGGCGCAGATTCTACTGTAGTTGGACCTAAGGGAGATACCGGAACAACTGGCAATACTGGCGCCACTGGACCCAAGGGCGATACCGGTGCGACCGGTGCCGACAGTACCGTAGCGGGTCCGAAAGGTGATATTGGAAACACTGGGGCCGCTGGTAGTCCTGGTGCTAAGGGCGACACCGGGATAACTGGCGCAGCGGGTGCCGATTCGACCGTTGCGGGTCCTCAGGGAGTGAAGGGAGACATCGGTTCCACGGGCGCCGTGGGCGCAGCTGGAACAAATGGCACGGATGGAGCCAAAGGGGACACCGGCTTAACTGGTCCTGCTGGCGCAAAGGGCGACACTGGTACAACTGGATCAACGGGTGCAGCTGGCGCAAAAGGTGACGCTGGTACACAAGGCATTCAGGGTACAGTAGGCGCCAATGGCGCAAAGGGCGACACGGGATCGCAGGGTATTCAGGGTGTCAAAGGCGATACGGGTTCTACGGGTGCAACTGGGGCAGATTCAATCGTAGCGGGGCCTACAGGAGACACTGGTTCGACAGGTGCCACAGGTGCGGCAGGTGCTAAAGGAGATAAGGGCGACACCGGGACTACTGGGGGTACCGGAACACAAGGTATTCAAGGTATCCAGGGTATTCAGGGCGCGACAGGAACGACGGGTGCCGACTCTACTGTGGCTGGTCCAACAGGTCCGACCGGTTCAACTGGCGCTGATTCAATTGTGGCTGGCCCTAAGGGAGATACGGGTTTAACGGGTAGTACGGGTGCCAAAGGCGATACCGGTTCACAGGGTATACAAGGCATACAGGGTACAACTGGAGCCACGGGTGTCGCAGGCGCAGATAGTACCGTTGCTGGTCCAAAAGGTGATACTGGAACTACTGGCACCACGGGCGCAGCGGGTGCCGATAGCACCGTAGCCGGTCCGAAAGGTGATCAAGGAGACACGGGCGCTACGGGTGCGGCTGGAACAACGACATGGGCGGGCATTACCGATAAGCCTGCTACGTTTACACCTGCCGCTCACAATCAAGCTCTTGCCACGATTACGGACGTTACCGCTACCGTTGCAGAGGTCAATGTTCTAGATGGTGTTACGGCCACCACCGCAGAGTTGAACTATACCGATGGCGTTACCTCTGCCATTCAGACACAACTTGGCGCAAAGCTTCCCCTCACTGGCGGCACATTGACTGGCGCCGTTGAAGCCGCCGACCATGGGGCTGCCGCAACTGATCAAGTGGTGAACGTCTGTTACGGAACCGCCAACCCCCCCGAAGCTAGTACTACGACAGAGGGCGCGCTGTTCATCAAGTATACGGCATGAGAGAGCTGATAGAGAAGCGGACAGCCCGCTCAAAGACATGGGATTTGGAGAATGGGAAGTTTGCTACGCAGGTTGGCGGCGGCATTGCTCACCATCAGAAGAATGGAGCGTGGGTTGATACGGATTCCAACTGGACAGACTTGACCGACAGATTTGGTGTGGGAGAGTTCCCTTTTGCCATTGATTTCCGCAAGAACACGAGAACTCTCACGATTGACTATGGTGGAGGGGATGTCCTGACCCTCACGCCACGCAACATGGAGGTACCGACGTCCATCACCCGTTCAGGTAATGGAATCACGCTCGTTCGGCTGTGGAAGGGCATTACCCTTAAACTTATTCTCACACCAGAAGGTTTACATTTCAATTACATCAAAACATCAACTTCGTTTATCAATCCTTCGTTCAATGTCACTGGCGATTGGGAAAAATACTATGGTACAAATATTTATGAGGCGAACGGAATTCCTGTTACAATGCCTCAAACGCTGGTTAGCGGCAAACTCACCTATGATTTCTCACTTGTTCCCTTGAATGTGGAGGTGAGATAATGGCTTCTCCGCAGACATTACAACCATCGCTTAAAGATGTTCAAATTGGCGAGCAGTCGCCCACATTTAATAATACGACGTCCGTTATGTCCGCGTGTCCGACTACTGCTAAACGTTTTCGGAGTCTTTGCAGTTTTGATTTTTCTGCGGTGGTTCCTGCGGGAGCAACAATCACGCTTGCCACGCTGGGGTCGTATTGTTCCAATTCCGCATTAGCCGGTCGTACAATCACGGTCTATCGTTTATTGCGCACCGACTGGGAAGAATTACAAGCAACTTGGAATATCTACAAGACGGGCGCGTCGTGGGGAACGGCGGGCGCGTTAAACTCCAGCACGGACTATACCACAACCGATGCCGCAACCGCTGCTTCTGTCGCAGTAGGGACCTGGCTGAACGAAACCGTCACAGCGCAAGTGCAAACCGCATTGGATTCCGTGAGCGGCGTTGCTCATTTTCTCATAGCAGACGTTGGAGCAACCGCTGTTGGGGCAAATTCGTTTCGGCGCAAAAAATGGGGCGGTGCCACTACCCCTACCCTCTACATTGAGTACACCGTACCCTTTATTACGGGCATCAACATCGGTGATGTGGTCAAGCCGATCGACTGGGCTGGCTCCAAAATCAACATCGGGGATACATGGAAGGCAATAGCGAAAGTACAGGTAAATATCGGTGATGTGTGGAAGGATGTGTATATCCCATGATTGACGTAGAGATTGAGGGCATGACGGGAGGATGAGACGAAGTTTCCAACATGGGTACGAGCCATGGCATGGGCCGTGTTGATTGCCGTTGCGCTGATGGACGTAATTCTACTTTGTAACCGATAGGGGGCATGATGAGCACAGACGATGAACTTTTCAATCGTAATGCAGAGCTGACAAAAGCAAACGCGGAAGCTATAAAGACGTTCAGAGAGGACATAGCAGCTAATGAGGAAAAGCGCGAAAGCAAATTGAACGGGCTTACCGTCATTCTCAATAACTGCGTCAAGATTCTCGACCAGATCACGTATCGGATGGATACGCCGCAAATCGGGCTTTCTGATAGGCTCAATTTGGTCGATGAAAATCAGAAGGAGACAGCAAAGTTGTTGGGTGAAGTTCAGGGCATTCTTGGCCCGCTGGTTGAGCGTTCCCTACAAACACGAAAGTATATGGACTGGATTATTGGTGGTATTGTTGTTTACATCCTTACGCGACTTCTGCCATACGTCGGGCAGTTGTTACAAAAGGAGTAGAGGGCCGTTATGAAAGGGCTAGATTTTTCAAGCGGCCGCCCCAATCTGGACGCGGTAGTACAGGCGGGGTACGGGTTCATTGTCCGCTATGCGTTTGCGTCTTCCCCGAAAGGCATCAACAAGATTGAAGCCGACGACATCAGGGCACACAATCTCGGGCTAATTCTTATTTATGAATCCTATGCGGGCAGAGCTAAAGAGGGCCGTGCCGCTGGCGGGGCAGATGGACTGCAAGCGTTGGCACAGGCGCGGGCTATTGGATTTCCAGACACACGACCGATCTACTTTGCCGTGGATTATAACGCCCCCAGTGTTGACCAGCCCGCCATTGACGAGTACCTGAAAGGCGCTGCCGCCGCTGTCGGTATAGGGCGCGTAGGCGTCTATGGCTCCTATGCCGTTGTGGAGCGGTGCCACGCAAGAAAGACTGCAACGTGGTTCTGGCAAACATATGCGTGGTCGGCCGGCAAAGTATCCACTCATACTCACTTTCTGCAATATAAGAATGGTCAGACGATCGGCGGCGCGACCGTGGATCTGAACGAATCGAAGCAGGCCGATTTCGGGGCCTGGACTAAGGAGGTAGTAGTGGCTACACCAAAACCCGCCATAAACCCGCCAGTTGTGACGAAACCCAATGTGGCTATGCAGTGGGCGATCGATAACAAGATTGTGGACAAGGGGGTTGACCCGAACGCCCCCGTTACGTGGCACTCACTTATCTGGACGCTCTATCGCGCCCGTGGTACAAAATAGGAGGCAAACATGATTGATTATACTTCCGTTTATCTAGCCATTATTGCACTTATTAGTACGGTCATCGTCACCCTTGCTCCCATAGCCGTTACTGCGTTCATCAACGCACATACGGCAAAACTGATTCAGGTGAAAACACTCGCCAACAATAACCAGGACATCGCCAATGGGATCGTGGCGGTCATCCAGAATGTGTATAAGACCTACACGAACAGTGAGAAGTTCCAAGTTGCGTTCGAGGCATTGGATGCGCAGCTTCACCTTCCGGCCGGGAAAACACGGCAGTTGATTGAGCAAGGCGTTTCAGCAATGACGCTCACGTGGGGTAAGGCTTGGGAAAAACTCGGTGAAACGACGCCACCCGAGACAATTACCGGGGCAACGCCTCCAGCAACGACGCCGTAGTACCGCATTAGAAAAGCATGGGCATGGGTGAACAGAGTAGATGAGTGTTGTTGTGGGGCTTGTGAAAAATGGCAAGGTTTATATGG